GCACCTCTAAGCCTGGCCGTAGATCTTGCCATTGATGCTGAGTTCGCCAATTGGTGCATGGTTACAGAGCAACCTTATGTAGTTTATTTTAGCTCTTCGGCTGCCTATCCAATAGAGCTGCAAACCCTGTCAAAAAAACATAAGCTAAAAGAAAAAGACTTAAACTTTAAAAAAATTGGTGCACCTGATATGAGTTATGGTTGGGCTAAATTAACAGGTGAGACATTGATGAGTTACCTGCGAGATGCTGGCACTCAAGTCTTAGTGTTAAGACCTTTTAGTGGCTATGGCACTGATCAAGATATGACCTACCCATTTCCATCAATTATACAAAGAGCAATACTTGGCTCAAATCCATTTGATATATGGGGGCGTGCAACTACTACCAGGGACTTTATACACATTGATGATGTTGTAGATGCGGTCATTACAATGGTGCAAAATAATTGCAATCAAACAGTCAATCTTTGTACAGGTAGAGCTACTACTTTTCTTGAACTAGCTCAAATGGCTTTAAAGACTTTAGGTATAGACAAGATGCCTAAATTTAATATTTTGTCTGATAAGCCTGCAGGCGTGGCCTACCGGGTGGGCAACCCAACAATGATGAGTGATTATTACACACCAAAAATAACTTTGGAAGAGGGCGTGCACCGAGCAATATCCGGCATTTTGTGATTTACACTTAAGCCATGGCAACTACACGCAAACGCAAAAAGCCTGTGCAAAAAAGGCGTAGGACTACTAAAGAGGCTGTACTTACCAAGTTAGATTTTTGGGCAATTGCAGCGAATGAGGTTTATATGGCTTGCCGTAAAGCTGGCATGGATGAAGGCACAGCTTTAGCATTTGCCATGGATAGGTCAAGTTATCCAGATTGGATTGTGGACACAAAAGATCCAATAAAAAATCCGCTTGATGATTTTGAAGAGGATGAAGATTAAGCGAGACCGGTCATTTAACGCACGCTATCTGATCTGTTCAGATCTGCAGGTGCCATTCCAATTCGATGCTGCAATCTCCAATTTAAAAAAGTTAGTCAAAGCTTTTAAATTTGATTTAGTATTAAATGTTGGTGATGAGTTAGACCTAAACACAATTTCAAAATACAGCCAGGGTAAAGCTGAGTCATTTCAACAAACTTTAAATGCTGACCGGGATCTGTGTAAAGATATTTTGTATGATTTAAAAACAGATGTAGTTTCAAGATCAAATCATGCAGATCGATTATTTCAGGCAGTGAGTCAGGTGCCAGGTTTGATGGCCTTGCCAGAGCTGCAGTATGAAAAATTTATGGGCTTTGATGACCTAGGCATTTATTACGCAAAAAAGCCCTATGAGATACCAGGCAGTGACTTTGTGCTCTGTCATGGTGATGAGGGCAACCTCTCCAAGATTGGCGGCTCCAGTGCGTTGAATATTGCAAAAACTTGGGGCAAAAGTTGTATTGCGGGTCACTCGCACAGAATGGGCTACACATGCCACTCAGAGGCCTTTGGTGGCCGATTACAGAGGGTTTTAGTAGGGATTGAGGTAGGACATACCTGTGACATGAAAAAGATGTCTTACCTGGCAAAGCGCAATTATTACGCGAATTGGCAGGCCGGGGCAGTCATTATGACTATTAAGCGTGGCAATCCTAGCTTTGAGATGATCCGCTTTGACACAGACGGCAGCTTTACAGCTTTAGGTAAAGCCTTTGGGTAATTGCTTTTGTCAGTGGGACATGCTTTAATTGCTTTTGTAAATCCATTTGAAGGGATGGGAATATGAACGCTACAGCTTATGCACAAAAAGGATGGTTTGTTTTACCATTAAAAAAACAATCTAAAGAGCCTGCAAGATTTTTGCGACATGGTTACTTAGATGCAACATTAGATCAAGCCAAGATTGATGAATGGTTTGCAGATCAAGAGCTAAACATTGGTTTAGGTATCTCTCAATCAAGTTTAGTTGTATTAGATTTTGATGCACGCAACGCAGGTAATAATCCTAAATGGCTTGAGTTACTTGAAAGATGTTTTAGTTGCAACACACATGTAGTAGGCACGCATGATGGTTACCACATTTATTTTCATGTAGAAAAGCCTGCACAATTTAAAGGCAAAATAATCTCTGGCATTGATGTCAAACATAAAGGTTATGTTGTATTACCACCATCAATACATCCAACCGGTACTGCATACAGATTAGTAAATGATGTTGCACCTGTTGATTTACCAGATGACCTAAGAGAATTGATGACATGGTAATTGTAAAATATGACAAAGAAAGTGGGGCGTATGTTGATAGCAAACGCTTACACTTTGTTAAAGCTTCTCTGATCCGGGCGTATGCTCATAAATCAATGGGCGCATCTCAGGTCAGAGGTAGGCTCTCAGCTGCAATGGTTGAGGGTTATTGGTTAGACAAGTTCAAGGAAGCGGTGAAATATGAGCTATGAAATATATGGATGGATGGTTACAGCGTGCTTGCTTCTCCTAGGCACACTGTTAGTGACTCTTACCTGGATTGTTGGAGTAGAGAATGGTTATGACAAAGGATTTAAAAAAGGTTATAGCCGGGGCGAAATAGATGCCAAAGCAAACTGGGATAAAAGAAAACATCAATTAACAGTTGATAATGAGTATTTAATGGGCAAGGTAGTTAATCTATTTGATAGAGAAAACAAATGATAGATCTAACTCAGTATGAAGATGCTGCCACACTAAACAGATGGTTTATCAATAACTATCCACTAGGCAGAATTGATTTAGCAATAGCTGAAATCAATCTTGATAAAGGCATTGTTATATTTAAAGGCAGTGTTTATAGGGATGTAAATGATGCTGCTCCAGCTGTAAGCAATTACGCAAAAGGTGAAAGGGATGACTACCCAGCACACATGCGTAAGTGGTACTTAGAGGATACGGCCACAAGCTGTATTGCTAGATGCCTTACATTGTTAAAAGGGTCAAACAAGACCGCACCTAAAGAGTCAATGGTGCGTGCAACCTCATGGTCAATAGAGCCGAAGATTGCTTTAGATGAAGCTTTGCAATCTGATACAGCTGTTGTACCGGAGACTGTCATGCGTGAGGTAGGCACATTGCCCCAGCAAGTTTGTGAAGATGGCACTCGCATGAGGTTCAAAGAGGGCATATCTAAAACCACACAAAAACCTTTTAAGGGTTATGTCTGTGAATGTGGTAGAGGATGCCCGGCCAAGTGGGCATCATTGTCAGCTAATGGCAATTGGTACTTTAAAGAGGCAGTTAGTGGGTGACATGGAGATGATTGACAAGCATGGAGTCAAAGCCACCTTTACAGACAGAGGTGTTGAAATTGACATAGTTAGAGCTAATGAGCGTTGCATTCTTTGTAATGATCCCAGGCTTTTGCATGAAGGCATGACAAAGCTTTGCTTTTCTTGTGGGTGTAGGCAATGAGCTTTGATTATCATAAGGCCATGGCTGAGGGTCATGGCTACAATCATTATGTTGCAGATCTCTTGCGGCAGTATGGCGTGCCAAAGGTTGATGTACCGGCCTTTAGCATTGCTACAACGCATGATGCAATAAAAGATAAAACAGAAAATGAGAAGGACATTGTTGTAGATAACTTAATCCTTGAAGTAAAGAGCAGAGCTTTAAGCTTTAGGGATCAGGATGATTTTCCACACTCTTTGATCTTAGTAGATACTGTTTATGGTTTTGATCAAAAACTTATTAAACCTTTTGCCTATGTGTACATGAGCCAAGTGACAAAGGGTGTGTTTGCAATACCGGTATCAACTAGACAATTCTGGACAATTGCCACAATTTATGACCAGGCTAGACAGATTGAGGTTGAGTGTTACTTTGTGACTAAGCGGCACTGCAGGCCATTCTTAGAGCTTGTAGATGTACTATTAGAGCGAGCTGCTCAAGAGGCAGAGCCTACTTGTGAGTGAACCAATTAGATGTACAAAGTGCGGTCAATGGGTTATGCCGGATCAATTGTGTTTGACATGCCGAATAGCTGAGAAGGCTCAACACGCACTTCACTAACGATTTGTAAAGGATGATTACCTATGTTAAATTTCAATCGCTTTGTTGGGGGCTTACACTGGAACTCAGTCATACCGGGTGTCAGACTCTCTTACCTACCTCATAGTTTTAAATGGGGGGGTAGGGGGGGCTTTCCTAAGAATCTAGTCTCCCGAGTGTCAATATTTGTAATAGTAGTTAATCTAATAAATATAAATACTGTAAATGCTTTACAAAACAAAAGAACATATCAAATGGAATACTTAAAACAATTAGATCAAAGCCAAGATCAATACAACTGCCTAACATCATTGATTACAATGGAAAATAGTAAATGGGATATTCGGGCTAAAAATGGTTCACATCATGGATTACCACAAGGCAGATCTGTTTATCTAGCCACAGCTACATATAAAGAACAAATCACCTGGCATATTAAATACCTAAAAAACAGATATGGGACTGATAGGTTTGGTGTAGCAAACGCTTGTGGAGCATGGTCTCACTGGCTTATGAAGGGATGGCATTGACATGGCAGATATAGATTGGGCATATCAAAACAAGCTGCGTGAGCAATGGCTACTTGATAACCCAGATGCACAATACATAGGCTGGATGTCTATATGAAAGACACAGAAAAGATTACAATTGGTATCTGCTCACCGGGTTATGTAGTCACAGACTTTCTTACAAGCTTGTTAGATGTGGCTAGATCACAAAAGCAATTGGGTCAATTCATATCATTGCAAGGATCAGGTGTTATTAGTCGCTTACGCAATCAGGTAGTTGCAACCTTTATGGAGAAGACAACAGATGATTGGCTATTGCAGATAGACACAGATCAACGCTTTACAGTCAATGACTTTAAGAAACTTGTTGCAGCGGCAGATGCTAAGACTAGGCCGATTGTGTCAGGTGTTGTGCATGGTGGATGGGATGTAGGCAAGCCATACTTAGAGCCGGTACCTTGCATATTTAAGATGGGTAAAGACAGTGGCTTATATGCGTTACATGATTATGAACCTGATAGCATTGTTGAGGTTGATGCAGCTGGGACAGGAGCAATCCTGGTACATAGATCCGTCTTTGAGAGGTTTCAAAAAGAAGCTGATCAAACACACCAAGGCAACAAATGGTGCTATTACCAGGATATGCCACTGCATAAAGAATGGATCGGTGAGGATCTACTGTGGTGTATTAGAGCTAAGAGCTTTGGTTATAAGATATACGCAGTAACAGGAGTACAGATGGAGCATCAACGCAAACAGTGGATTGGTAAAGTACAGCACACAGACTTTAAAAGGTTTAAAGATGTGAGACTACAAAGTGAAGAGGATCTAGATGGCAATAATAACTAGCCAGGTTACAGTGACTACAACAAGTCAATCAATCATAAGCGTAGATAATGTTAGTAGAGATGTATTGCTACATGCGAAGCACGCAATTAACATTGGTAATAGTGGTGTTACATCAAGCAATGGTTACTTATTGGACAATGGTGATCAAGTCAGGCTTACACTAGCTGAGGGTGAAGACTTGTGGGCAGTTGCCGCTACCGGTTCAGGTACGCTGCACATCTTAGTATCTAAAATAGATTAAAAAATGACAGCTGTTTTTTCCCGACACGCACGCTTGCGGAATAC